CAATCGGTGGAGTTTTCATCGGACCTTTAAAGCAGGGACCAGCATTCAAACCTACAATTGTAAATACTCAATCTGAATTTGAAGATATTTTTGGTGTTGTTGATAGCACTTATTATACTGAAAATGCAGTACAAAATTATTTAAGAGAAACTGGTGTAGCAACAATCGTAAGAGTTGCTGGATTGGGTGGATATAAAGAATTAGGACCAATTGGATTAATTGGTAGTATTACTGGTGGAGTAGCAGTATCATCATCATTGTTATATGTATTAAACAATACAGAACAATCTAATACATCTGCTTCATTTGTTGGAACTCATTATGAATCAATTGGTTCACACCATATTGAAATATCTGGTAGTCAAATTGGTGATACATATTATGCATCATTAAACCCAGCTGACCCATTAGCAGTAACTAAAGTATTTGGAACAAATGCAATGGGTAACAAAAACGCTTACTCATATGTATCATTTACAGATGCTGCATCTATTAGTGCATCGGCTATTAATTCAGCATCACTTGTAGTTTTACCATTACAAAATTTTAATAGTGATGCAGTTGGAGCTTCAACTCCATATATTCAATCACAACTAATAGGTGGTAGCCGTTATGATTTATTTAAAGTAAATACAATTTCCGATGGTAATGCTGAAAACACAAGATTTAAAATTATAATTTCAGATGTTAAGGCAGCTGGTTCAGTTGCTGGTTCAGATTACGCAACATTTACATTGCAAGTTAGAAAATACGCTGATACCGATAAGAGAAAAAATGTATTAGAAACTTATTCTAATTTAAATTTAGACCCAACATCACCTAACTATATTGCAAGAGCAATTGGTGATAGATATATACAAACAGATGCAAGTGGAAAAATTACTGAATATGGTGATTATTCTAACAAATCTCGTTATATTTACATTACACCAATAAATCCAGATGTAATTCCTGTAACCGCTGCACCATATGGTAATGCTGGTTATCAATATCCAATATACGCAACTGGTGCAGTATTAAATTACTTACCAAAAGTTGGATACCAAACAAAATCAGCAACTACTTCATCTTATGTAAGTGGATTTGATTTTGAAGGAACATTTGCAACAGATAATGCACAATTCTTAAAACCAATTCCTGCTAACGCAACAACTACACTTACATTCTCATTGGATGGTGATGCTGGACTACCATTAACTGGTTCGAATGCGGGTGATGTATCTAAAAGAACATTTGCAGTAGCATTACAAGGTGGTTTTGATGGTATGAGCCCGGCTAAAACAATAGCTAAAGGAACTTCTATTACAAATGTAAACTCACAAGGATTTGATTTATCAACATCTGCAAAAAATGGTTCGATAGCATACCAAAAAGCATTGGATGCAATTTCTAATCAGGATGAATATGATATTAATTTGGTAGTTATGCCGGGTGTTATTCAAACATTACACCCATCAGTAGCACAAGCGGGTATTGATTTGTGTGAAGCTCGTACTGATTGTTTCTATATTATGGATTCAGTAGCACAAGATGGTACAATTGATGGAGCAGTTGAGGTAGCAGAAGGTTTAGATACTAACTACGCAGCAACTTACTACCCTTGGATTAAGACAATTGATTTGAATACTAACAAAATGGTAGCAGTTCCACCATCGGTATTGATGCCAGCGGTATTTGCAGCAAACGATAATACGGCAGCTGAATGGTTCGCACCAGCAGGTTTAAATCGTGGTGGTATTACTGGAGCAATTGGTGTAGTAAATCGTTTAACTCACTCTGATAGAGATACATTATACGAAGGAAAAGTCAATCCAATCGCACAATTCCCAGGACAAGGTATCGTAGCATTTGGACAAAAGACTTTACAATCTAGACCATCTGCATTAGATAGAATTAACGTAAGAAGATTGTTGATTACAGTTAAAAAGTATATCGCATCTACTTCGAGATATTTGGTATTTGAACAAAATACGGCAGAAACTAGAAACAAATTCTTAAATACTGTAAATCCATATTTAGAGGGTATCCAACAAAGACAAGGTTTATACGCATTTAGAGTTGTAATGGATGATTCAAACAACACACCAGATGTGATTGATAGAAACATCTTACAAGGAGCAATTTTCTTACAACCTACTAAAACTGCTGAATTTATCCAAATTGACTTCAACATTTTACCAACTGGTGCAACGTTTGGAGCATAATAAATTTAAAAAAGATATATTTATATAAAAGATATAAGGAGAAATAAAAAATGGCAGAAGTATTAGGGTTTGATAAAATGTTCTATACTAATTTTGAACCTAAATTAGCTCAACGTTTCGTAATGGAAGTGGATGGTATCCCATCATTTATGATAAAAGCAGCTAATAGACCAAAATATACAAGTGAAACTATCACATTGGACCATATCAACGTAAAACGTAAGATAAAAGGAAAATCTAACTGGGATGATTTAACTATCACATTATATGACCCAATTGTTCCATCTGGAGCACAGGCGGTAATGGAATGGATTAGAACTTCGCACGAATCTATTACTGGTCGTGATGGTTATTCAGATTTCTATAAGAAAAATATTGACATCTACGCATTAGGACCTGTTGGTGATAAAATTGAAAACTGGAAATTAGTTGGAGCATTTATTGCATCAGCTGAATTTGGTGAAATGGATTGGAGTTCGAATGACCCCGTAAACATCACAATCACTTTATCAGTAGATTATTGTGTATTAGAATACTAATATTAACAAAATTAAAAATTTAAGAAAAGTGTGTAATTTTTTACACACTTTTTTTGTTTTGGTATATTTATATATACAAAAATAATGTTATGGAATTAGGACAATTTGCAATAATAAAATCTCTATTAACTGAAATTAGAGATTTACTCAAAGAGCAACAACCTGCTCAAACTAAAGGATTACTTTTGGATAGTGTACAAAAGTTTTCATCTCACATAGATGAGAATAAATGTTCTTGTGGCAATTTACCAAACGAACTATGTGCAAGACCGGATTGTATTAGAAGAATAGGAATAAACAACAACAATTTATTATAGTTATGGAAGAAGAATTAAACATTTCAAGAGGTTCGCAACCAATAAAAACGCAACCTAAAACAGAACAACCAACACCAGTAAAAACATTTGATTTTCCAACTCAAATCATTTCATTACCATCGGAAGGTAAGTGTTATGCAGTAGGAAATCCTTTAAGTAAAGGAACTTTGGAAATTAAATATATGACAGCAAAGGAAGAAGATATACTTTCTTCTCAAAATCTAATCCGTAAAGGTGTGGTGTTAGATAAACTATTTGAATCGGTAGTAGTTCAGTTGGGTGTAAATCCAGATGATTTGGTTATCGGTGATAAGAACGCTGTATTTTTAGCAACTCGTGTATTAGGATATGGACCTGATTATGATGTAGAGGTTACAGACCCATTTAGTGGTGAAAAACAAAAAGTAGTAATTGATTTATCGGAAATACAAACAAAAGATATTGATTTATCAATTCTTAATCCAGAAAATCGTTATGAATTAGAATTACCATTAAGTAAAAAGAAAATAACATTTAAGTTATTAACTCACAAAGATGAAAAAGATATAAACGCAGAAACACAAGCAATGGAAAGATTATCTAAAAACAAAGATAATTCATCCGATGTATCTACTCGTTTAAAATATATGATTGTATCTGTTGATGGTGATACTGATAGAGGAAATATTGGTAGATTTGCTAAAAATATGTTAGCAAAAGATACTAGAGCATTTAGGGAATATGTAAAAACAATCTCACCGGATTTGAACCTTAAATACGATTTTGTTTCTGAAATCACAGGCGAAGAGGAGGCGCTAGACATCCCGTTTGGGATTAACTTTTTTTACCCTTCCAACTGATTATAGTTTAAAGCTACACGAAGAGATATTCTTTTTGATAATGGGTAGTAGTGGTGGATTTACATTTTCGGATGTTTATAATCTACCACTACATATAAGAAGGTTGTATGTGAATAATTTAATGAAAATTAAAAAAGCAGAACAAGAGCAAATCAGTAAAGCAAATAGTAAAGTTAGGAGATAAAATCCTAACTTTTTTTGTTTATGGATATTTATATAAGAATAAATCTAGTATTATGGATAATAAAAAACAACTAAAAGAAGGAATTTTAGTAAAAATTGTTGATAATTTTTTCAAAGGATTACAACAAGGTGTAGCTGATAGATATGCAGCAGCAGCTAAAAAAGCGGGAGCACCAGTTGAAGTGGTAAATGCTATGAAACGTATGAGTGATGAAAACGAAGAATTTCGTAGTATAATGAAAAAGCACGGATTTTAATAATAAATGGCAAAGCAAAATCAAGATGTAGAAAAACTCGTAAAACAAATACGAGATTTCCAAACAGAGTTGGATGCAATCAAAAAAGGATTGTCATCTACTTTGGGTGACCAATCTACTGCTATATCCAATATAAATTCTGAATTAAATAAAACAATATCTGCTTTTAAAAAAATACGAAATGCTCAAAATTTAGTATTAGATAAACAAACTAAACAATTACAAGAAACTAAAAGTTTAGCAGATGTTTACAAGCAAATACCAGACTCATTAGGCGGGTTTAAGAGTAGAATGATGGATACATTATCCATTTCAGAAAAATTAACTGCATCTGCCAAAGCCGCCTCTGGTGCAAAGAAAGCAGAATTAACAGCTTTTGCATCAACATATAACCAAACCCTATCATTAGCTACTGAATTATCTTCACTAAATAAAGAGGATACTTTAGAACGTAGCATACAAAATAATGAAATTGAAAAATCTTTAAATTTACTACAAACCCAAGCCGATGCATATGCATTGATAAATGGTAAAGAAAACGAAACATTTCAAAATTTACAGAAACAAATTGGGGCATTAAAAAATATAGTATTAGAAGCAAATTCGATTGCAAATACATCGAAAGAAATTAAAGATATTTATAGTGATGTTTATGGTGATTTAAATAATTTAAACACACAATTTAAAAAAATAGCAGCCACCATTGAGGTATTCTTTTCATCGTTTAAGAATATGGCTGGTATGTCATTGATATACATTGGTGGATTGGTAGACGATTTTAATGATTTATCTAAAAGTGTTGGTGGTACTGTTGGTCAAATGTTCCAACTAAAATCTCAATCATTTTTAGTATCAAAACTATTGGGTGATGATGCAGCAAAAGGTGTAACATCTTTAGCTGAAAAATTGGGTGATGCAAACGATGTAACACTTAAATTGAGTCTTGGTGTTGGTGCATTGACTGGTAGATTGGGTGTTAGTGGGGAAGAAGCGGCTACATTAGTAAATCAGTTTGGTAATCTATCAGGTCGTTCATCTGAATTTGCAATGAATACGTTAGAAGCTGCATCCCAATTGGCATCAGCTAATGGTGTAGCTCCTGCGGGTGTAATGAAAGATATTGCAGAAAACACAGAGTTCTTTGCATTATACTCAAAAAATGGTGGGAGTAACATAGCGGAAGCAGCAGTACAAGCTCGTAGATTGGGTGTTGATTTAGCAACGGCTTCAAAGATAAGTGATGGTTTATTAGATTACCAATCATCAGTAGCCGCCGAAATGGAAGCATCTGTTATATTGGGTAAAAATATAAATTTAAATAAAGCAAGAGAGTTGGCATTTGCAGGTGATAGTGCTGGAGCAATGAAAGCGGCAATAGAGGCTGCTGGTACTTTGGCAGAATTGGAAGCAATGAATCCAGTAGAAAGAGAAGCTTTGGCAAAGGCTATTGGTGTATCTAATGCTGAATTAATGCAAATGGTTGCAAATGAGAAAAAAGCATTAACACCAGTTGGACAATTAGAAGGTTCATTTAACTCAATTACCGCTACGGTAAGAGAAATGGGAGCTGGTATAACCGGAACTGCTGTTAAAGGTATTGGTGGTATGCTGATTGGTATGAAAGACTTTAAATCTCAAGTTGCAGATGCCAAAGAAGGATTTAGTTTTTTAAAAGATGCTGCAAAAGGAGTTGGGGGATTGCTTACTGGAAAGGGGTTTCAAGGTTTTGGTGGTATAACGGATACCAAAGAAATAAAAACAATTAAAAATTTAGGAAAAGGCGGAGCTATAACACCAACTACACCTCCAAGTAAAAGTTCCACAAATCAACAAACACAAATGGCCAAAGGTTTTCAAGCTATGGGGAAGCCGGGTGTTAGTATGGGTATATTAAATACTGCATTGGCAGGTCCTGCTTTATTATTATTATCATTGGGTACACCTGGTATGATGGCAGTTGGTGCATTTGGAGCAACGGCTGGTAAGGGTTTATCTAAATTGGCAGTTGGTTTGTTATCATTTGCAACAGTTCCACTTCTCGCAGTTGGTACATTAGCAGCAACCGCAGGTGCATTTATACTTATGATACCTGGTGCAATTGGGATGGGGTTATTCGGATTAGCTGCATCATCCGCAGCAGCTGGATTAAATTTATTAGGACCTGCATTGGTATCATTTGGAGCAACCGCAGGAACTTTTGGATTGTTAGGTGTTGGGGTTATACTTGCACTAGCAGGTGCATTTGTTGCATTTGGATATGGATTAAGTTTAATGACTCCAGCAATCCAAGCAATTGGTGTAGTTATAACGAGTGTTATAACATCAATAGCAACTGGTATTTCAGTAATTGTAGGTAGTATAACATCTATGATGACGGCGTTATTACCATTATTATCAATTGATTCTGCATTAGGATTACTTGCAATGGCAGGTGGCTTTGCTGCATTATCAGCATCGTTAATGGCCTTTGCCGGAGCATCTCTTTTGGCACTTCCTGGTTTGTTAGCAGTTGGTGGATTTATGGCATTGGGTGGTGATGTAATGTTAGGTGGTAATTCCTCCGGTGGTGACGGTGGAGATGGTGGATTGATAGAAGAAATTAGAGGTTTAAGGGCAGATATTAAAAACTTGGCGGTTGTTGTTAGTTTGGATAGTAGACAAATTTACAAAGGACATGTTCAAAATATTAAAAATAATAGTCAAGGATAATTAAATGGGAAAAGCATTAAGAGATTTATTGAACGAACACAATTTTCAGGATAATAATTTAAATCCTAGAAATGTTAAATCAGATATGCTTTCTCCAAAGCCAAATGATAAATTTTCAAACGATGTAAAGCAATTAAAAAACCTTGTTGAAAACATACCAACTATATATGGTACGGATTCGGTGCGTATTCTTACACAAGGTAAAGTAGATACAAAAAAATTAAAACAAAAATCATTAAAAGTAGCTGGTAATTTAATTGAAAAAGGATTAGGTAAACTTGGTGGTATTGGTAAAAGTGCTGGTAGTTTTCTAAATAACAAATTAAATGAAACTATTAAACCACAATTACCAAGTGATTTAATTGAAGGAACATCTACCACAAAAGGCCTATATACTGATATGCTAACTGGTGGTGTTGAAAACAAAAAAACCGCAGTTGGTAATTTTTTAAGTTCATTTGCCACTCCAACACAATATATACAAAACATAGGACCTGCAGCAACAAGTGTTATAGCAGATTATGCTTCGAAAAAAGTAGGTGGTGTTGCAAATCAATTGGGAATTGGAAAACAGGGTGCCGAAGAACCTACATTATTAGGTGGAATTGTCGGTGGAGTTAAAAGAGAGCAAACTATGTATCCATCTATGTATGTTGATGGGTTAGTAAATGGTCAAAAAGTAAATTACAAGTTTGATAAATCTAACGGATATACTAATCCACAGAATGGTGTAAATTTTAACCAATCTCAATTTGCAAGAAAGCCAAATATTGGCCAAATATACGATGGTACTTTATATGGGGTTACGGAAAATAATCCAGGAGTTCCAAAACATCTTCGTGGTAATTTAGTAGAAAATATAAACCCACAAAGTATAATATATAACGCTAATTCATCTCGTAGATATAATGCAAAATTAAATATTTTCGTTACTGATTCTGGTAAGAGATTGTATGATACTAATTTAATTTATACATTTACCAAAAAGGACGATTATTTAGTAAATGCTACAAATTTAGCTACTACACAGGATTTAGATAATCTTGCTATTAAACGAAATAATGTAGATGGTGTTCCCACATTAGGATTTAATTCTCCAAAAGCAAATAGTGTATTACAATCAAAATCAGAGGGTTTAAATACATATCGAACTGACAAAGTAGAACTTGGTGGAGTTTATTACGATAGAGAAGGATTTTTAAATGTTACAAATTCACCAATTGGTAATACTAGAGCTGGTGAGTATAAAATTATAGATGTAATCAATGTAAATAAGCCAAAAAGATTTTCGGATATGGCTTATGATGAAGATAATGATGTAAATACTGGATTATTTGGAGGTTATGATAATAGAACCGGTGATAATTTAGTTGGTAAAATAAACAAAGAGCATAGAAATTTATCAAAAGATGCGTTAAATGATAAAGGGTATGATTTAATTGAAGTATCTTTTACTTTGATAGAAGGAAAATCAGGAGTAGAAATAAAATTAATGTCAACATTGACAGGTTTAACAGATACACCTACACCTAATTGGTCAGAAGCCAAAGGCATTGGTTCTCCATACAAGTTTTATTTTTATGAAAGTTTTGAAAGAGAAATATCATTTAAAGTTCAATTATATGCTACAAACGAACTTGAATTAGGAGAACTTTGGAAAAAAGTAAATGCATTAATGCAATTAACAAAACCATCTGGATTTGGTACAAATCAGGGCATATTTGGTAAATTACTAAAATTGAAAATAGGCAATTTAATAAATGAAGAAAGTGGATTTTTAACTAATTGCACAATGACAGTTCCGGATAATTCACCTTGGGAAATTCAAAAAAAATCACAATCACCATTTATGTGTGAAATGGATTTTACATATAAAGTTTTGAATGTTGGAAGAAAAGAAAATTTCTATGATGGAATAACTCCTCCGGGATATTTATATAGTACATTGGAAAAAGAAGGTAGAATACCACTTCCACCTTTACAACTACCACCTAGACCATCTATGCCAACAATAGATATGGTTCAGTTACCTAAAACTGCTTTAAATAAATTTGAATTTACACCAAAAGGTGCTGGGGAAATGTCTCCATATCAAACATTTGTAGAAGCAGATAATGATTTATACGATACACAAAAAGCAGAAGAATATTTAAATTCAACAAGAACAGATTTACCTACACTAGAAGCAAATGCAGATATTCAACAAACAAATGCAGCAGCTGATTATTTGAAACAAACTAGCACACCCACATTAGGTACAGCTAATGCAGCTGAATCTAATTCATTTACAGTAAACAAAGCAATAACCCCAAGTTCAAATGATTCACCTGTACAGACTCCAAAATGGGGAAAACAGAAAGAATATGACCCGAAAACAGGTGATTGGAAAAAGAATATTTTTGGTAAAGATAAACTTTTCAAAGTAAGAGCCGTTGATAATGCTCAAAATTAATTAAAAAAATATGGGAAGATATAGTAATTTATCGGTAGAATACAAAAATGCTAAAGGATTAGTATATAATTCTATATTATTGCCATATATAGAACCAGTTGATTCTGATATTTTAATAATAACAGAAGAAGATGACAGATTGGATTTGTTAGCAAATCAATTTTATGGTGATTCTAAATTGTGGTGGGTAATAGCAACATACAATAATCTTACAGATATAGATACAAAATTAGAACCGGGATTACAATTAAGAATCCCAAACAACGCATCATCGGTTACAAGAAAATTTTAATATGAATAGTTTTCCATTTTTTACACCATTAGAGTTAGACATTTTGAAAAAAATTCAAAATGTAGATAGGACTTTATTTAGCGGAGCTGCTCCATTTGTTTTATTCAGCGAATATAACGGAGATAAAACAATCGGTACAAACGCCAGTTACGAATATAGTAATAGAGGAACTGAAAGGTTTCCACCTGTAATAACAAATTTGGAAATAAAACCAACAGGTTCTCTTGGTGTAATACGCGAAGGTAGTGTTACTGTTAAGTTTGCATCAATGAGTCAACTAAAACAATATCAGGACTTTTTTAGAGTAGGTTCTGCAAAATCTATTGTTTGGGGGTGGAGTAAGAAAAGAGATGGTACACCACAAGATGCATCACCATTGACTTGCGGTCAGGCTAAACAATTGGTTGATGATGTAAGTGCATGGAGAACATATTGTAATAGTGCTGGTAATTCAAAAGATATTATAGTTGGACCACTTATGGATTTTAGTATATCTGTAAATGATGATGCAACCGTTGATGTAATATTTAAAGTAGGTAGTAAAAATGAAATATCTGCATTTTTTGGAAATACTGTAAAAGATAAAGATTCAACAACCGCATCATCTACACAAGAAAAATTAGATGGTAAAATTTCATCTTTATTTAATTTATCAGATGAGGAGTTTAAAAAATTAAAATCAAACTATAATGCGTTTAGAGACCATTTTATTAACTATGGGTATTCTAATCGTGGTATAGTTGAAAAAGGTACATCTTTATTAGCTGAAGCAGCTGGTTTATCATATGATTCCACATCAGACTCAATTTATATTGATATGGAATGGATTGTCCGCTTTACAATAAATAAAAACAATGGCGAAAAAAATTCGTTTATTGTAGATATAGATAGAGCTATTGCTTGTGCTCACCCAAATATGTTGAGTAATTCGGAAAATATAATTTTTACAAATGAAAAAGCAGCAAATCCAACAAAATCGGCAGATGGTAAATTGATATTAGATATTTTAAATACACAAGATATAAAGCATAGAGGAAAAGGTCAAACGTATGTACAACAAACTGGTACTAGTTGGGATATAGATGGGGGAGTTGTAAACTTTGATGCTGGCCGATGGGGGTATATAAAAAATATTTATGTTAAGCAAGAATTTTTAGAGGAATTATTTAATAAACATTCAAATGGTAATTCAAAAGATATATTGGCGGATTTATGTACAGAAATAAATAAAGCATCAGCTGGTTTAACAGACCTTGCTCCACAAGTTTCTTCCACAAAAGATAAGAATAAAATGGTATATACCATTGTAGACTATTCATTAATTCCACCAACTCCACCAAAGGTATCTACATTAAACTTATTTGGAGATAATACAACGATTACGGGTGTAAATTTTGTAAGTGATTTACCAAAAGAAATAGCAGCAATGGCTATGACACAAAATAGAGACCAAAAAAATAGAGAAATTGGTAAAAATTTATTTTTTGAATACAACCCAGATAAGTGTGATTGTTTTGGATACAAAGAATCAGCTGATAAAATACCAATTGTAGGAGGCACGGGAGTTCCAAAAGACCAAATCAAATTAGCAGATGAAGCGGTTGAATTGGCTAAAAAATCTTGGGAAGGTATTAAAAAAATATTTAGTGCAGTAGAAGGTGCATATGAAGGTATGACTGGAATTAGTGGAGTAGTTGATGAAAATTGCACTATTATAAGTTATAAACACAATGAATTTGAATTTAATGTACCAACAGATAAAAATGGATTTAAAGTTTCTGTAAAAGATACACAATTATTAAAATATCTTTATTTTGGAAAGGATAGTGGTACTACAAAAAATAATCCATTACTACCAATTGAATTAGAAATAACAACATTAGGAGTATCAGGTGTTACGGTTGGTAAAATATGTAATATAGAGGATTTACCATTTAACGATAGTAAAGGGTTATTGCAAGTAGTAGAAGTAAATCATACAGTAGATTCTGCATTATGGCAAACTAGTATAAAATTCAAATATAGACCAGGAAACTAATGGATAATAATGTATCTACATATTTGGGGTTAAAAATTGGTTCAAAAACAATTGAAAAAAGAATAACAACCTCCGAACCGTCTCCAAACGAAAGAGATTATATGGCGGGTTATATCTTACGCTATTTTGTAAGAAAACGAAATGATGTAACTGGTATAATATACGAAGTTGATAAAAGTAATTATGATTCATATAAGTATATGGATAATTATTTGACTTGTACTTTGAGATGGAAAATAGCAGGTGGCAATAAGTTTGAGGTAGAACAACTAAATCAACGTTCCATAAACTACGCACAAGAAACTATGGGTAACATAGATACTTATGTGAAAAACCTTACAAAATTTTATAGAGGATAATTTGGATATACCAAATCTTTTTGTTATATTTGTAAGATGGTTATATACATAGAGGATTCTCAATCGTTTAATGATTTCTTATTGGAGTTTAATACTCGTCCAAGTAGAATTTACATTCAACTTTCGGATGTGGATAAGCATGCTCTAAACAATCGCATATCATTCATTGTGGTTAGTTCTATGAAAAAACTTTATGTAATCAATATAAACCACACCGATGGTTTAAGTTTAAGAGAAGATGCGTTAAAGTTATTAGAAGAATCACCACGAAGTAAAGCACTCATAAATGGTAAGAGTGTGCAACATTTAATCGAATTAAAACAATCGGTTGATATTGATTTATACAGATTCATTACAAGCGGACCAAACGAAGAAGAACCATTCAGAGAAATACAATCATTCTACAAACGAAGTACACCACAACAATATCAAACTAACTTAAACGATAGTATTCCATTATCAAAGCAAGTTGGTATAATAAAAAACATATTAAAGTATGAATTAGAAGATGGAGTTGGTGAATCTGTATTTAATTTTGTAAAAGATGCAACCGAAGTATTCCAATGGATAGAAAAATCAGGTATATTTGTAGATGAAAAATTAAGGGATTTACTACCACAAAAACATATCAATAAGGATGGGTTAGTATTTACCGAATATAACCTATTTACTTCCACTCTACGGCCTTCAAATAGGCATGGTGGTGTAAACTATTCAGCCATCCCAAAAAAGAGTGATGTACGCAAGGCATTCGTTAGTAGATTCAAAGATGGTAAGTTAGTGAGTATAGATTATTCAGCATATCACCCACATTTACTTATTGATTTAATTAAAAATCAAATTGGAGTTAAAGAATGGATGAGTAAATTCAATAGTCAATTAGATTTTTACGATTGGATTGCTGCTATATGTGGTGTAGCTGATTTAGATGGTGCAAGAGATGGAGCAAAACAATTAGTATTCCAATCTATATATGGTGGGGTAAGTTCTGAAATGCAAGAGTTGCCATTCTTTAATGAGGTAAATTTATTAGCATTAAAATACAAAGCAGATTTGGATAGACATGGGTTTGTGATGACACCACACTATAATATACAAATCAAAAAGGAAAAGTTTGGTGAAGATAATCCACCACCAGCAAAAGTATTAAACTATGTAATTCAAGCATACGAAACAGAACGAAACATTCAAATCCTAAAACAAATAAAAGAAAAGTATAAAGGATTGGGAAAACTGATAATGTATAACTATGATGCATTTGTATTTGATGTTCCTAATTACGAAATTACATATTTATATGAAGAAATATACGAAAAAATAATAGATTCAAAAGAGTTTCCAGCAACAATAGTAACAGGTGAAAATTATGATTTTAGATAATTTAGAAGAAATATATGATATTATATTAGAAGAATTAACTTACAGAGTTGGTATAGTTGATTTTAAAAACCCATCTCATATTTTTATATTGGGTGAAATTATTAGTGATACAAAGCTATCACCATATAAAGATATTTGTATTGAAGCAATGTGTGAAGCAAATGATGTTACGGTCCAAAATGTAAAAACAGGAAATGTATATGATGTAAGTAAAGATACTGCCAAATCTAATCCTGGAAAATATAAAAAACCATCCGCAGCTGCTATTAAAAAGGCAAAAAGAGATGATGTTAGTAAAGCAAAAACTCCTGATGAAAAATTATCTACAACACAAATTGATGATTTAAAGGTTATATTTTCACAAAAATCAGAAACAACGCAGGGATTAACATCTCCCGAATATAAAGAATTACCAAATGGAACATTAGTTAGACAATTAGTAGATGAAAGTGGAAATATTATAGATGTATCAACCGATAGTGGTAGAAAACAAGCATCTAAATTGTTAGATGAGAGAATAAAAAAGTTTGATGATAAAACAAAATTAGCAATAAAAACATTTAATTCGGGTGTAAATGTTATACAAAAATGGTTAGGAGAAGTTGGTGAATTGCAAACATTAAAACAATCTTTGGATGCCGGTGTAGAAGCATATCTACTTACAGACTCGGAAAGAAAAAATGATATTGCATTTGTAAAACCAAATGGTGAAAAGGGTGAATTATTTATAGGTTATGTATCCGTAAAAACAACCAAAGGTGATGGTGGGGTAAATAAACGTGGTGCGAATTGTAAAGCAGATTTGGATAAATTATCACATAATGGTGATGATGAATATGAAACAAAAGTTAATGGCAAAGCCGTAAAACTAAAATCAACAAATGTAATTGGTTCTATCATTGATGTTAAAAGTGCGTTTTTTAATAAATACACTTGTGAGGAAGTTCGAATAAATGGTAAAAAACAAAAACTAACTGAATATACCAAAGAAAAATATCCAAATACAAAAGAAACTGATATTGTAAAAGCTGATAATGGTAAGTTATATTTTAAATCACAAAGTACATTTTTAAGAAATCAAACATTGACTGAAAAAGAAATAAATGATTTACTTGATAATCCAGCAAATGATAAATTTTTTACTAATTTACAAAAACCATCAAAAGGAAACCCAAATCAAATAGTAGATAAAGATGAATTATCAAATACAAAAGAATTTATTAAATCTACATTACTAAATGATGTTCGTAAAG